AGTCGTGGTCATGTACGAGGACGGTGAGATGTTTGAAGTAGCGTCCAACGAGCAGTACCCTGACGGAGTGTATATGCTCCTACAGTTAGCGGCACAGGCAATCATAAACGAAACACTAGGAGTAACAGAATAGATGGATGCATACCAACAGTACATACACAAGTCACGCTACGCACGATACCTACCAGAAGAAAAGCGTAGAGAAACGTGGGAAGAAACAGTAGCAAGGTACGTCAATTACTTTGCAAATAAGTTTGACATCGAAGATAGTTATGATGAAATCCTGACAGCTATTGACAACCTAGATGTTATGCCATCTATGCGAGCGTTGATGACTGCTGGTGAAGCATTAGATCGTGACAACGTAGCAGGATTTAACTGTAGCTATCTTCCTATTGATCATCCCAAAGCATTTGATGAGATGATGTACGTTCTCATGTGTGGTACAGGTGTAGGATTTAGTGTTGAACGACAGTATGTACAGAAATTACCAGAAGTAGCAGAGGAGTTCCATGAAACAGACACAGTTATTAATGTGGCGGATTCGAAGATCGGATGGGCGAAATCGTTTAGGGAGTTGGTATCACTGTTGTATTCAGGTCAAGTTCCCAGATGGGACGTTAGCAGAGTACGACCTGCAGGTTCCCCGCTCAGAGTTTTTGGCGGTAGAGCATCGGGTCCAGAGCCTTTGCTCGACTTGTTCAGATTCACAGTTGAACTCTTTAAGGGAGCTGCTGGACGAAAACTTAGCTCCATTGAATGTCACGATCTTTGCTGCAAGATTGCTCAAATCGTTGTCGTTGGAGGAGTCAGACGATCAGCACTTATCAGCCTTAGTAACCTAACAGACGATAGACTTAGGCGCTGTAAGCATGGACAGTGGTGGGTAGAAGAACCCCAGCGAGGACTAGCCAACAACTCAGCGTGTTACACAGAGAAGCCTGACTTTGAGGCGTTCCTTAACGAGTGGACTAGTTTATATGAATCACGATCTGGTGAACGAGGTGTGTTTTCTAGAGTGGCAAGTCAAAAGCAAGCTGCAAGAAACGAACGAAGAGATGCTACCTATGATTTTGGAACTAATCCATGTAGCGAAATCATCCTCAGACCCTATCAGTTCTGCAATCTCTCTGAAGTTGTTGTCAGGGCAACCGATACGCTCGCTAGTCTCAAACGAAAAGTACGCGTTGCGACTATCCTTGGAACTCTACAGGCTACCCTCACTGACTTCAGATACCTAAGAACCATTTGGAAAACAAACACAGAGGAAGAGGCACTGCTGGGTGTGTCACTGACGGGCATCATGGATCACCCTATGTTGTCTGGAAGAGGAGACAAGAATGAACTCAAGAAGTGGCTTAGAGCCATGCGACAAGAAGCAATTAACACTAACAAGATCTGGGCTGAGAAGCTGGGTATCAACGTGTCTACTGCTATTACCGCTGTTAAGCCTTCGGGTACTGTTAGTCAGTTGGTCGATAGCTCTAGTGGTATCCATCCTCGTTATAGTGCACAGTACATTCGACGAGTACGCGCAGATGCTCGTGATCCACTATGTGCCGTGTTAGAGAAAGCCTTTGGTGACAACCCTGAGATTATCTTGGACTACGATTCAAACGATAACCCAATTAAGTTTAAGTTTGTAGAGCAAGATATAACTAATCCAACAACCAAGGTATTTTCATTCCCCGTTGCTTCACCAAAAGATGCAGTAACGGCTGATGACATGGGTGCTATGGAACAGCTAGAACTGTGGGAGATATACCAAGACGAATGGTGTGAACACAAACCATCTATGACTTGTTACTACAGAGACAACGAGTTCTTAGAGGTAGGCCAATGGCTGTACAATAAGTTTGATAAGGTGTCAGGGATTAGCTTTCTTCCTTACTCAGATCACACGTACCAACAAGCACCATATGAACCTATTGACAAGAAGACATACAACAAGATTGTAAAAGACTTTCCGAAAGATATCTTCTGGGATATAGAGGAGGCCAGCGACATGACCGAAGGATCACAACAACTGGCCTGTACAGGAAACAACTGTGAGTTGTAGAGTGCTGGCGTTGGTTATTCTTATGTTGCCAGCGTGTACTGTGGTCACTGCTTCTGACCCACAATGGGAGTGGCCTCAAGACATAAAGAATATAGAGTAACCGTTCGACTTACCTACGTCCTCTGGCTTATCTTTAGGGTCATGGGGCGTAGGTATTCCTTCCGACTGCATCTTCTTAATGCGCTCTTTAGAACGCTGACACATACTGTGGTAATCAATGGACGTATAGCTTACTGTGTGTTTGTCGTTGTCTTTCATTGTTTGAACACCCCTTGCAATGTTTTACCTACAACTGGTAATGCGTATATTGTTTCATCAGGTAAAGGATCACCAGTTCTAAAAGCATCTGCTATATCTTCTATAACAGCACCGGGAAGAGAAGCACCTACTGGAGGTAATAAGTTAGTTGCTGCTGCTGTTAACGGATCGTTCATAAACTTGTCATAGCCGTAATCATTAGCACCCATAGCACCAAATGTAACAACAGAACCTACTTGGTACAAAGCACTCCATGCCGCTTGCTCCGCATCAGGAACCTCTCCTTTAAGAACTTGACGGCCTTCATTAACAACACCGTAACCCCCGCCAGATATAACAATGTACTTAGCTAAATTTTCTAAGGCTTGTTTTTTATTACCAGCTTGCCACTCTTTAATTATTCTTCTCTCCATCAAATCAAATTGTTTGATAGCAAAACCTTTTAGCATATAAAAAATTCTAGCGTTTGGATTAGCAAGTCCTGCACCTGTTTGTGCCGCAGCGTTAATAGGCTGTAGTCGGAACAAATCAAACATAACAAGATCACGTACTAACTCACTGTCTATATTACCCGCAGCTATGTCTCGTTTTAATTGATCTATTTCAGGTTTACTAAAGCTGTACTGCCACTTAGCATCAAAGCTACCATCAGCTATATCTTGTCTTGCTCTGTTAAAAGAAGCGCCCATGATACGGCTCTTACCAAACTGATCTAGTTTAGAAAAACCCGACCATTTCATAGACCATTCAAGTAAATCTTCACTTAGTTTAGCAGCCCCCTCAATAAACTTATTACCAGAAGTTACACCACCAAGAGCATCTATTTCTTTTTGAGTACCTTTACGGGCTTTACGAACAAACTCACCAAACACTTGACGAGCTAAACCCATATCAGCAGGATTAAAACGAACTCCATTTCTACTAAACACAGCAGAAATTACGTTACCCAGACCTAACTCAAATGATGCGTTAAACAAGTCATGCACGTTCATAAGAGCGCCATAAGGATTAGCAATAGTACCTACGTATCCAAGGCTGCGTACTATTTCTAACTCGTTTGCCATTCCCTTGTTAGCATTGATACCAATGTCATCAATAATTTGCTGTGCATTTTTTATTTGAAGCGCAGAGTATCCTTCACGCTTTAAGGCTTCTTCAATAATGTTGTCATCAAACAAACGAAAATGTCCTGCTTCATATGAGGCAGTAGCTTCAAGAGGTGTTGCACCTTCCCTTAATTCTTTTTTAGAAGAGGAACGACCCATTAAATCTTTAATATCTTTTGCTACTATAGGTTTACCGGCTGTTCTAAAACCTAACTGTTGACCTATTTCCATCCTTGTTAAAGTCTGACGCTGCCATGTCCAATGAGAATCAAAAATGTTGGCATACTCTTGTTGTTTTTCAACAGGTCTTTTAGCGTTTTGCTCACGCCACTCTTTCATAGATGGACGTTGAACATTTTTAGATGCTGCGTCTTCGGCTTTAATTGCAGCTTTATCTCTATATGTCCTGAGAGAAGCATCTCGCATAACTGTTTGAGGTGAGGAGTGCATCCAAATAGAAGTAACATCACCCGCTGTAACCTCTCTTCTGTACCGCTTAGAAAACTCTATGTTGTCATCAAAAAACTTTTGCAATCTTTCTGGAGCGCCTTTGCCTATCTTTGACCTAGCTATATTCATAGCAGCCTGTAAAGATTTTTCTTTAAACTCTAAAGATAAGCGAGGGTTAACAGCATCTAACAACAAATCATTAAACTTTATGTTTGTTTCTGCTAGTTCACGGAAAGGTTCCATACCCTTCCACATATTATCTAGATCTGCTTGTTTTCTAGTTACCCTGTTCATTGCCCTGATAAGACGCTCAGAAAAAGCGACTCCAACAGTTTCTTCAGCAAGAGTAGCAAGAGGTGATGCTAAACGTCTAAACCTAACAATAGTATCTTGTGCTGCTGGAATAGTACGTCCTACATCAGACAACAAACGACCAGTTGTCATATCCAATAAATCTTGACGTAACAAAGCCATATCATCTAAAGTCTCAAATGGCTCATCTAGTTTAGAACGCAACCCTTTAATAACTTTATTAGAACGTATAACTTTATTTAATTGACGCATATCTACGCCCATATTTTCAGCGTAACCTACCATGCGTTTATAAAAACTAGGCAGTTCTTTTGGCAAAACACCTTGCCGTCCTACTACATCACCAAGATATTCTATGTCTCGCAACAATAACTGAGTAGCAAGTTCTTCATCAGTAATATCTGTAGGCGCACGTTGAACTCTAGCTTCTTTAGCTAATTGTTCTTGTAGCCTTGCTCTTTCAGTGTTAAACTCTTCTATTGTTCTAAACCTACCAACAAAAGAAGGCTCAAGAAGTTTGTCAAAACCTCTTCCAAGAATATTACCAAACCCGCCATACAACAAAGCACTTGCAACACGACCTTCTCCACCTTCACCAGAGGCAAGACCGTACACTACACCTTCAGCTAAACCTTGGTCAGCTAAAGAATATATACCAAGTTTAGTTAACCCTTTAGATAAAGCAACGCCAGTCCCTAGTGTACCTAAAAACTCAGCAGCAGTACCTATCTGAGATAGTTCAGGGTTGTTTTTTATAAACTGCTCGCGAGCTACTTCATATTCAGCTTTAGCTCTATCATATGTTTTATCAGTAGTAGCAGATTCAACAGCAGCAGCTAACTCACCTAATAATCCAAAAGTAACACCTTCTCCTGCTTGTTTAACTAATTCTGAAAGTCTTTTTCCTTCTTCATTTGCTAATTGTTTACGAATATCTATAGCTTCTTTAGGAATAACTATGTTAGTTAATTCTTTTTCTGATTTAAAAGGTAAAATTTTATTAAGAGCTTCTTGAGGTATCACAATTTCACCAGACTTTACTGGCGCTTGTGCTACTGCTTCTTCTGAAACTAACTGTCTTTCTGGTGTAGTAACTTCAGCAAGACGCTGCTCTAACGTAAAATCAATATTTGAATATTCTTCAAAGTCTTGATATAAAGGATTAAGACCTTGATCTATACGTTTCTTTGCGTGTTCTCGTGCTTTATTTACTATTCCTCTAGCAAGAGGCGTCGAAATATCAAGAGGTTCACCGCTTTTAGATTGCCGTAATAACGCAAGCTCTGGAGCAGAAAGGCCGGGAATTAAAGTAGGTATGTTGTAATTAGCAGGATAACCACCATAATCTTCACCAAGATCAGTAGTAAACTCAGTCATTGTTTCGCCAGTTACATTTTTAATTGGACCTAGAAACCCTTTAGAAGATTTAATAGTTCCGTCTGCCCTTTTCATATCATCACGAACTGTCGGAATAACAGAAGTCGGAACACGTTGTGCATCAACAGTTACTTCAGGGAATCTACCACCACGTTGAGGCACTTCAACTTTAGCTAACGCTTCTGTAGGTACTAGTTCTCTGTCAGGTACTTTGATCTCTTCAAGTAATATTTTCTTAGCACGTTCAGGTACTTTAATTTCTGCTAAAACTTCTTCAGGTACACGTTGTGCATCAACTTCTATTTCAGGGAATCTACCACCACGTTGAGGTACAGATATAGGACCAACAGTTTCTTCAGGAACACGACTACGTTGAGGTACTTCAATATCCTCAAGCAATATTTTTTTAGCACGTTCAGGTACTTTAATTTCTTCTAATTTTTGCTGAACTGTTTTTATTTTACGAGCAGGTGTAGTCACTTCAGGAAACCTACCGCTTCTTTTTGGAACTTTAATCTCTTCTAAAGTCTGAGTAAGCTCTTTTGTTTGTATAGGAATATCTTGAAGCTCGTCTTTTCTTAGAGCACCAAAACGTCTTACAACGTCTTTAACAGGTATTTTAAGAGCAGAAGATAATTGCTCTGCTGTTGCACCATACTTAATTGCTTCCTCAACTTTATCTCTAGTATGTTTTGGATCACGTACAACAACACCCGCATTCCAAGACCGTTTACCAGTTTCTTTGTTTAGTAAAACAGGGCTGTTATACGCAAGTAACTCTTGCACAGAAACTCCAAATTTATCTGCAACCTGTTTTGGAGTTTCTCCAGACTGTATAACATGAGATACTTGAGAATATGCTCTTGATTCCATATTAAACACCAAATTATTAATATGCTACAGACGGAATAAATGGAGTTCCTGCACCAGTTTCTACATCAAGCTCAGTCCTTGCTTCTTCTTTTAAGCGTTTTTCTGCTAAACGCACATCAACAGGATCGTTAGGATCAAGATCAGGGTTAGCCTCAAACACTAACCTTAAAGCCTCTGCTTGAGCTTGTCTTCTTGCATCTCGTTGTCGAGCAAACGCTTCAGATTTTCTAAATGGTTCTGGGTAATTTGTGCGTAACCATGCTTCAACAATAGGACGAACCTCTTTTTCTGCTTTTCCCGTAATCAAATCAGCTATTTCATTTTTTTGTTCGTCTGTTAACTCTTCTATAACAGAAGCTATATCATCAGAGAATAGATCATAATAGTTTCCTTCTGTTGCAATACGATTCATTACAAAACTTACAACACCTTCTGCTCTTGCCGATGTAACTGGATCAAGCCCAGATGTAGCGGCTGCAATTTCTTTTTCTAATCTACCTTTTGAAAAACTTCGCCAAGTTACTTTTTGACCTAAAGCATCATCAGGAACTGTAACTCCTGCCTGCTCCATTTCTTTTATTTCAGCGTCAGTAGGTGCACGGCCTATACTTTCTGCATGTTTTGCTCGTGCCTCTTCAAGTTCAAAATATTCTTTTTCAGCAAGATCAACAGATTGTTGCAGTCCTTGGTTTTGTAATAATTTTACTTGATTTTTATATTCATCAGAACCATAAGCATATTGCTGTAAACTTGCTTTTCCTAATTTAACTTTATTTCCAAGAACAGTAGCTTGTTTTTCAATAGCATCATATTCAGCTTGTCTAACACTAGCTTCTCGTCTATCTGCTTCTCCCATAAACTGAGCCATATTTGCTTGTCCTGTTTGACGAGCAACAGACACCATAGCATCTTCAAGCTGCTGCATTTCAGCTTTAATAGCTTCTGTTTGAGACACGTTACCTACCGCAGAAAACTCAGACATTCTTCGTTGAGCGTCATTCATGCGTTGTTGCAAAAGAGCAAGGCTTTCTTGTCCTGCTCCACGAACCGCTGTAGTTTTAAGTGCTGTTGCGGCTTGCAGTTGTTCCGGTGTTTTAGCACGCGACACCATAAAGTCAGCTTGCTCTACTGGAGACATTGTTTTCATGCGAGCAAGCTCTTCTTTTTCTTGCTGTCTTCTAGAAAAACTACCAGCACCTTGAGCAGCAGTAAACAAACCCTGCTGGTACGTAGGATTTATTAGCCCTTGTAGAAATGAATTTGCAAAACTAGCCATTATATTTTTACTCCTAATGCACCAGACAATAAACCAGTACCAACAGTACCAAACAAGTTAGCTTGTCCTAGTGCTGCCGCTAAACGAGACTGAAGCCCTGCCATAGATCCTTCACCAAACAAACCAGCACCGTACAACTGACCACGTTGAGCCATTTCAATAGGTGTCATACCTAGCTGTGCTACGTTCATCAGTTGTGCTTGTGGTATGTAAGAGCCTGTGAGTGCACCCAATGCAAGCTGTTGTTGTGCCTGTTGTGCAGCAAGATCTTGCATAGCCAACTGGCTACCTAACCCAGCGTACTGTGCACCTAAGCCAGCTTGTTGCGCCTGTAATCCACCAGCAAGCTGTGCCAACTGAGCCGCCTGTTGTGCTGATGTAGCTGCTCTTCCTAGACCCTCAGACTGCAACTGAGATTCAATCTGCTGTGCGCTAAGTCCAAGCTGTGACAACTGTGCAGCCCTCTGTTGTGCCGCTGACTGAAGTTGGCTAGAGAGTCCTGCTTGCTGACCAAACAAACCACCAAACGTCTGGGCTTCACTAACAGCCTGTTGACGTTCTGCTTGTGCTTGCTGCATTGCCATCAAGGATGCTCTGTTCTGTGCTTCTTCTTGTGCTTGAGCTAAAGCAAACTGTTCAGGAGCACCACCAAACATAGCTGTACGTACACCTAAACGCCCCTGTTGAGCCATACGCTCTTCTAGTGCAAGACGTTGACGCTCTTCTTCAGGACGCTGTGTAGCTCTGATACGCTCGTATACGTCAGCCTCTCGTCCTGTTGTGTCTTGTAAAGCTCTACCAGCAGTTTGACTTGCTAGTTGAGTGTACTGCTGTCTTAGTGCTTCTACATCAGAAGGGGCCTGTGTATCTAAGCCAGCCATACCTAAGCCAAGTGCTTGTTGACCAAATTGACCTATAGTTGGGGCTTGTTGAGGAGATGTTACCATTAACATTTCTGGTGACATCCCCTTTTCGCGTAAACCCTGAAAACGAGAAGGCATTTCTTGAGGTTGGTAGCCCTCTGGTGCTGCTATTCTGCGTGTTATCTCACCTTCGGTTGATATAAAAATCTTTTCGCCTGTTTGTGGGTTGGTGTAGCCGATAGGTGCCCCGGCAACCTGCCCTATCGCTTGCCCCGGATTGAGAACGCTATTTGCAACAAAGCCAGCAGGAACTGCATTAGCTATTCGCTGTTGTCTTTCCTGCGCCTTTTGTAGCACATCCGGGCTAAGTTGACCAAGCTGACCTTGACCGCCTGCTGCAACGCCGCCTGTTAACTGTCTTTGCTGTTCTTGCAAAAAAGATAAACCTTGCGGAGGAACACCACCACCTAAAGCACTTGCAGCTTGCTGAGTAAACATACCACGCAGCAGGTTAAGATCAGACGGCTGTTGTGCCGCAGCACCCATGAACTGACCACCTAAGCCAAACGCTTGTTGTGCTGCTTGTTGTCTTTGAAACGCTCCAAAAGGACCACCAAGCATAGTACTTTCAGCTTGCTGTTGAAGCATGTCTTGCATAACTTCTTCTTGAGGTGATAAAGTTAAACGAGCAGAAGAGCCTAAAGGAACTTGTTCGTCTCTATCGTCAATGCCGTTATTGTTGTTATCAATAAATCGTGCATCTCTAATATAGTCTGGGCCAGAATAATCACCTCCTGCTCCATAAGAACGTTGTGCTGGTATTAATCTAGTTGGCCCTATAGACTCACCCGGAGCAAAGTCAGTGCCCGGAAAAATATTATTAGGAGGAACATAACCACCGCCACCACCTTCTGTTGGGAACATAGAAGGAGGAGCATACGGTGTAGTATATGAAGGCATAGCAGCAGGAGTAAAACCAAACTGACTACCAGTAGTAGACGTTACAGTAAACGGCCTAAACTGTGATTGTTGTAATCCTTGTTGTGCAATAATGTTTGCACCAGCTTGTGACTCATCACCAATATCACCAAGACGAGAATAAGCATTAGATAAAAGACCAAGACCAGCACTGCCTAACGCAATGTTACCTGCGTTATCAGTTATGTCTCCAAGTAAACTGTTTGTGCCAGTTCCAGTTAGGTACTTAATAAGTGGATCAACGTAATCAGATAAAGCCATTAGTAAGTTCCTCCGTCAATCGTGCCTGTAGACAGAGTACCCGTAAACGTCAACGCAGGAATCGTTACAGTGCCAGTGAATGTAGGAGAAGCTGTGTCTGCTTTGGTTGCAACCGCTGTTGATATAGCGTTGAACTCAGTGTCAAACTCGCTACCACGAATAACCTTACCACTATCTCCAGAAGGTAAACTGTCCTTAGCAGTAAAGTTTGTTGTTTTTGTATAGTTACTCATACTGTTTTACCCATTAGTGCTAATACGTTAATCTCTTGGAGGGATAAAGCAGACCCGTCAATGTCAGCTTCTAGTCCTATCGTAATAATACTTCCGTTACCTGTTGCTTGAACAGAGTTTCTAGTTGTAAGTACACCACCAGTAAACTCACCAATAGCAAACTCGTCAACACCGTAGTACGCAGGTACTTGGTTGCCTACAGTAAACTCGTACGTTTTAAAGTCTGTAGCTAGATCGTAAGCCCACTTCATAAACACTGTTGCGCCTGTAGCACCAACCAGAGTAGGTCTTAGTTTCTTTAGCAACTTTGTTTTAGCAGG